GAGTAGGTGTATGGGTTATGTTTCTGCTGTTCGTAAGAACAAAAAGAAAAAATCTACTAAAAAAACAACAAAAAGGAAGAAAAAATGATTGAAATCACCGATGAGATGCTTGATGCTATCGAAGCAGTAAAAGGCAAGCGAAATCCTGCTCTTTGGGATCCCAGATGTGAACAATATATGAGGAATAACAGTAAAGGTACTGTAAAAAAGTCAACTACAAGTTAAAATAATTTTAAATACTCTTTTTTCTTATAATTATGGCATTTTTTCGTGGAGAGGAAGGTTCTGTTAAATTTAAGAACTCTTCTGGTACAACTGAAGCAATAGTCTCAACTACAGCTTGGTCACTTGATGTAACTAAAGATATTTTAGATGTTACTGCTCATGGAGATACATCAAGAGCAAATGTTGGTGGATTAATTTCTGGCTCTGGCACTATTGATTTTCTTTATACAGCAGCGAGTAGTAATGAGACTGCAAATTTATTGGCAGATGTCTTAACTACAGAAGATGCTGGTGATGCACAGTTTGAATTATTTTTTGATACGACTGGTGCTAAAAAAATAAGTTTTTCTGGCATAGTAAGTAATTCTACATTTTCTGCTAATACTGGTGATTTAGAAACAGTTAGTGTAAGTTTTACAACTAATGGTGCTATCACTAACGCTGCATAATGCCTAAAGGATCTTACTCATCAAAGCAACGTAAGCTTGCTGCGGTTGCTCCACCGAGAGATAAGATCACGGCTGCTGATCTTAAAAAATTACGTTCCAAGAAAAAAAAGAGGAAAAAGAAATGAAAGTTAAAAAACAACTTACAGATAGGCAGAAGACTGCTTTAGCAAATCATAAAAAGAAGGGTACTCATACTGCACAGCACATGAAAATAATGAAAGAAGAGATGTTAAAGGGCAAGACATTTATGCAGGCACATGCAATAGCCATGAGGAAAAAAGGAAAGTAATGGCTAAAAGAAGAGGAGTCAGTTTAACTTTAGGAAGAGGTGAAAAGTCTAGGAAAGGTGGGCTGACTGCTAAAGGACGAAGAAAATATAACAGAGCTACAGGAAGTAATTTACAAGCACCAGTAACTAAAAAGAGTGGATTAACAGAGTCAGAAAAAAGAAGAAGAAAGAGTTTTTGTTCTAGGATGGAAGGTATGAAGAGAAAAATGACTAATATTAAAAAGAAAAATGATCCAAATAGCAGAATAAACTTAGCTCTTAAAAGATGGAGGTGCTAATCAATGACTTATTCAATTCCTGGCGAGATTAGAACAAAAATTCAAACATCTACATCTATAGGTGGTATAGATAGTCCTTTTACTAAAACTAGGGCTGTTATAAATATGATGAAGGGTTGGGAAATAATGAAAGCTGTTACTGAAGGTACAGAATATTTAAGAGAGAATAGTGAAGCGTTTTTGCCATTAGAACCTAGAGAAGATTTCACTGCTTACATGGCAAGGGTAAATAGGGCAGTATTTAGTCCTTTTACACAAAGATTAATAAGAGCAGCTACAGGTTTAGTTCTTCGTAAACCAATAGCATTAACTGGTGATCCTTATTGGACTGAAATGTTTAAAATGGATGTTGATGGTTGTAAATCAGATTTAGATGAATATGCAAGAAGGATATTAATGTGTTCATTAACTTATGGTCAAAGTCATATTCTTGTTGATTATCCTGCACCTTCTGGTGCTGTTAGCCTTGCAGAAGAACGTCAACAGAATCGTAGGCCATATTGGATAGAAGTTGATCCTAATAATTTATATGGTTGGAGATTGGATAGAGAATCTAATTATGGTAATTTGATACAAGTGAGACTAGGTGAAAAGGCGGTATTGCCAGATGGTGATTTTGGTGAAAAAGTATTCGATCAAGTAAGAGTTATAGAACCTGGTAGGTATAGAGTTTTTCGTAAAACAGATCAAGTTGATGCGATGTATGACATTGATGATGGTTCTTATGCGGGAGAGTTTAATACTGGAACTACAGGTGAAGATTATAAATTAGCTGAATCTGGTAGTTTTTCTCTTGGTGAAATACCTCTTGTCACTATTTATTCGGGTAAAACAGAAAATTTAGTAAGTAAACCACCTTTACTTGATATTGCATATTTAAATCTTGCACATTTTCAAAGACAGGCTGATTTAATTCATAGTTTGCATGTTGCATCTCAACCAATGCTTGTTATGGAAGGGTATGACGATCAGACCAAAGACCTTGCTATTTCTGTTAATTATGCGATGGCAACACAACCTGGTAATAGAATTTACTATGTAGAACCAGCTTCTAGTGCTTTTGATGCTCAATCTGCCGAAATAAGAGAACTACAAATGCAGATGGCAACTTTAGGTATCAGTACTTTGTCACAGCAAAAATTTGTAGCCGAATCTGCTGATGCAAGAAGATTAGACCGAGTAGATACTAATTCTATGCTTGCTATGGTTTCTATGGAATTAGAGCAAAAACTTCAAAAAGCATTTAATTTATCTGCTGAATATGTTGGTATTGAACCACCAGAAGTAAAGATTAGTAGAGACTTTGATATTGAAAGATTAATAGGTCAGGATATTACAGCACTAACTTCCTTGTTCGACCAACAAGTCATTGATAGAGAAGAGTTCCGAGATATTTTAGTGCAGGGTGAAGTCCTTCCAAGTGCTAATGAGGCCAAATCAGAATAGTTTGGTAAACTGATAGACAAGTACATACTTAATTATGGCGAAATCCTTAGATAAAGTTCTACAGCCTGACGGAACTTATAAATGGGAACTTGTAGAGCCTACTTTATCTGAAAGGATGGGTAATGGTTCTGCTTGTCCTACTGCTCCTTCTCAAGTTGAAACTAAAACAGAGTCAAAGAAAAAGACTCCTAAGAAAAAGCCAACTCCTAAAACCTCTACTATTGAAGATTAATTATGATTGAAGAAACAGTAATTCAGCCTGAGTCCGTGACTTCTGCTGAACAGCCCGTGGCTGAAACTCCTTCACAACCAACACAACCTACTGCTCCAAATCTTGATTCTTTAAAAGCAGAATATGAAGCTCAAATAGCTGCTGCTCGTAAAGAAGCTGCTGAAGCACAAGAAAAGTTTCAAGGTATTAAAAGTAAATTAGATGATGTTTATAAACAAAAAGATCAGCAAAGGAAACAAGAGTTAGAGGATCAAGGTCAATGGAAAACTCT